ATGTCCTGTTTTCCGTCTGAACCTGCCATCCCCCGTGTCAGCGCGTGGTACGCGGAAGGAGGGGATCCCGTGGACGGGCTCACCTCCCTCTCCCGCCATATCCGCAGAAGTTCCGCGAAAGGGGTGTGGATACACCTGACTGACACCGATGCCGTTGCGGAAAGGGCCTCCTTCCTCAGGGCTCTGGCAAAGGATCTCCCCCGCCAGAAGCTGATGCGCCGTTTTCCCCTTTTCGGCATTCCCTTTGCCGTCAAGGACAATATGGACGTGAAAGGGCTTGAAACCACGGCAGCCTGCCCCGCTTATGCCTATACAGCCCGCAGTACGGCCTTCGCGGTGCAGAAGCTTCTCGATGCCGGCGCCGTTCTCATGGGCAAAACGAACATGGATCAGTTTGCCACGGGGCTCGTGGGCACGCGTTCACCCTACGGTTCCTGTCCCAATGCCATCAATTCCAGGTACATTAGCGGAGGATCGAGTTCCGGTTCGGCGCATGCGGTGGCCCGGGGGTATGTGTCCTTCGCGCTCGGCACGGATACTGCCGGATCGGGCAGAATTCCGGCCGCGCTCAATAATATTGTCTGTCTCAAGCCCACGCCCGGACTCGTCTCCATCCGGGGTATCGTTCCCGCCTGTCCCTCGCTTGACTGTGTTGCTGTTCTGGCCCTCAGCTGCGGGGACTGCCTCCGTGTTTTCAGAAGCGTGGCCGGGGTGGATGAGGACGATATCTGGAGCCGGGCTCCGGGGCCTGCACCGGCATTCTCCGGCAGACCCCTTACCGTGGGCATCCCGGACAGACTGGTGTGAGTTGTCGTGATAGTTGAGAATTTTAGTCACGCAATTTGAGAACGTGCCAAGGCCAGAAATTGACCTTGGCACGTTCCTTGCTTTATGGGCATTTCTCGTCCGATTTTTCCCTATGCTTTTTTCTCGGTCTGGAGGACGCGGTCACGGCTGATGGCGTAGTATTCCTCGGACAGTTCTATGCCCACATATCCCCTGCCGGATTCGCGGCAGGCCACTCCCACCGATCCGCCGCCCATGAACGGGTCAAGCACGACGCCTTCTGGACCGGTGATGGCCAGCAGGTCATGGATGAGGGCAACGGGCTTGCTTGTCAGATGCACCTTCTGCTTGGCGATGACGGGGTAGGAATACAGGCCCGGCAGACAGGAGCGCGTTGCGAGGGTCAGACTGCCCTTGCAGGCGTAGATGACGTACTCGCACTGCTGGCGGAACTTGCCGATTTGCGGTCGGGCGCTCCGCTTGTCCCAAGGCACGATGCCCAGCCATTTCCAGCCCGCGCCCTGCACTGCGTCTGTCAGGGCGGGCAGCTGGCGCCAGTCCGTGAACACCATCAGGGGCGCTCCGGTACGCGCCACGCGCCAGCACTGCACCAGCCAGAGCGTACACCACATGGTCCAGCTGCGCTGATCCTTGGCATCGCCCAGCATGGGCGGGTAGAGCTTCTTGCAACCGCTTGACTGGTATTTGCTGGCCGGATCGGCCTGCCGGGCTGACAGGCTCATGCCGCCGCTGGAATACGGAGGATCAGTCAGAATGGCGTCCACGCTGTCGGCGGGCATTTCGGAAAGGATGGTCAGAGAATCGCCGTTGAACAGGGTCACATTGTCAAAACTTTCCTTCTTCATTGTGCTGCAAAGGGGTTGCGCCCCGGCGATTCTCCGCATACCCTGTATCGGTCTCACCATGAGACACAAAGCAGACGGATTCTCTGCGGATGGCCGTAATCCATCCGTGGGGCCGTGGTACGGCGGTAGTACGCCGCGCCGGTGGGGGCGTTGTGCGCCCCCGCCACTACCTGCCCCTCCACAGTAGCCGAGCCGCCGCCGTTCCGCCCAGAAACAGCACGTTCCATGCGAACTTTTTTCCCTATTCGCTTGTCAAAGAGCGCGGTGCAGCAACATTTTCAAAATGCGGGCCTTATTTATCGTCCGCGTCAAGCATTGCCTGCACGGCTGCTCTCCAGCGGGGGGGAACCTCGTCAATGGTCATGCGTCCGGTCTTGATCATCCTGTAGTAGATCTTAGCCATTTTTCGCCTCTAGTTTCGCTATTCTCTGTTCCAGTTCAGCCGCATAGGCGGCGAGGTCAAGGGCGGCCGCGTCCGACTCTTCTTTGTCGGAGGCGGAAGTCACGCCCAGCTCCGCCACAGCCGCCTCTAGGTCGGGCACTCTGGCCGCTTCAGCTTCTGCATCTTTGCGAAGCCGCTCTTGCTCAGCCTGCTCCTCGGGAGTAGGCTCCGGTATGGCTACTATCTGAAAACGACGTGCACCATCCGTGGCGGTGTCTATCTCTGTGATGTAGCAATCGCCCCTCTGATTGCACCATTCAGCCGCTTCGGGCGGATACTCGCCAGTGAAAATCTGCGAAAGTTCAAAGGTCATGTATTCTCCTATTTCCAATTACCAATTGCGAAGTAAGCTACAGAAAACTGATCTGCTGTAAGCTGAAATTCACCAACTCCATGCGCGATGTGATGTTTTACGTATGTAAAACTAGTCGTATTAGCATACGCCAATCGACAATAATATAGGCATTCAGAGTTATTCTGCACCGCGGTAAGTAAAACGGTTGGAGTGTACATAAAAGCTTTGGTAAAAGATCTCGTTTCTACGTAAGTAGCGGAAGAGACGAACGTGCCGCAGCATAGCTGCTGGCCGCTTGCCCAGCGGATCACCCCGGCGCCGTATGCCACAACACCTTCCGCCGCGCTTCCGTCACTTAGGGTAAGTCTGCCAGTCATCGTCCCGCCACTCTTTCTGAGAAAATGATCAAAAATCCAGGGTAAAGCCATATATGCCTCCATGCCAGGCACGGAGGCCCGGCTGCTATTTCCAAAAACCAATCGCCAGCCAGTTAAAACCGACAAAACCAGTGGTGTCGGATCCGTAATTAACCCACGTAATGATATCTAAATTGGTAGTTGTCGCGTGTGCTGTCCAATGGAAAATCGCCCAGTTGTTACCGCCTTCTGACATTGTTGCATAGGTTTGTGGCTGATAAATGAACGCCTTTGCATATGAGATTGTTTTTGTCGTGTTGTTGGATGCGCTGTATTTACCCGTCCAGCCCCAGCAAAGCTGTAATCCGCTCTTATACCGGATCCATGTGTCGCCGCTTGAATCTACGCCCTCGGCGCTTTCGCCGCCTTCGAGAGTCAGGGCCCCCGTGAGGCGCCCCCCCCGATACGTAGATAGTTTTTTAATATCCATGGTAAAGCCATTGTCCCCTCCTATCTGAAGCTGACGACGACGGCGATGTCCATACCCGCCTCAAGGTCGTCGTTGAAAGATATATGCGTACTGTCCACGTCAAGATACTGAGCCTCTGCCCCTCGCGCACACAGGACGCCGCAGAGGTACACAGCCATGCCGTCTCCGCCCACAGTGTGCTCCGGCACCTCAATCGACGTCCCGGCTGTCAGCGCGTCAGAGAGAGTGACGATAGAGATCGCGGGAGCATGGCGGAGGTCTCCTTCGACTTCCAGGCTACCGGTGACGATGCCGCCGACACGTGGCAGATAAGTGCTCAAGTCGGACTGCAGAGAGGCAATCTGGTCGGTGTGCGCCGCCTGTACGGACTGCAGGGCGTCGATGTCCTGCTCCGCGGACGTGACGAGAGTATCTGTCTTCTGCGTCCAGGCATCCACCTTTGTCAGCGCCTCGGAAAGTCTCGGGCAGTCCTCGGCCAATGCATTGCCAGCGTCGGGGAGAGGAAGGCCGAGATGCGTCGTTTTCTTGTCGGTCATGGACACTCCTTAAGCGACAGCCAGAAGGCGGATATCGTAGACAAGCGGGCGGGCTTTGATGCTTCCCGTGAGAGTGAGTCGGACCTTGACCAGGTCTGCGCCGCTCAGGGTTGTGGTGAACTTAAACTCCACGTATCCGTCGCCCTCCTGAGAGGTCCCGGCGGATGTCATGGACATCCACTCGCCGCTGTCCACCTGAATCTCGGGGGTTACCGTGGCACCGGAAGGCACGTAGCCAGCATAGATGAGCACAGCCCTGGCCGCGCCCGTGGCCGGAATACTGCGCGTGTAGTAAGTGCCGGAGGTCTGCACCATGCCCATGAGCACCTGCGTGCCCGGCCAGAGGACAGGAGACCCAGCCGTGTCACCGGAGAGCTTTGCTGTCACGGAGAGCGTACCGCTCGCCACAGAGTCGGAGAGCTGGACGGCCTGTCCCTCGGCTACGGTCATCACCGCGCCAGAGGGGAGCCCCAATTCGTACTCCACGTGCGTGGCGGCGCTGGGCGTCTCGGAACAAGCGAGGAGCATGAGGTCGCTCACCCCGTCAGAGCTTACCGTGGCCGAGCCCAGGGGGACGGTGTTCGTTCCTTCCACGAAGTCAGCAGCCAGCAAACGGAAAGCAATATCCTTGGTCTGGTGTGCCGTCCAGGTTGAAGCGTTAGAGGATGAAAGCAATACCCCGACGGTGTATGGCTGGGCAGACACCCACTGCTGATGGGCGCTGTCGAATGCGCCCATCTCGGCGATAGCCACGGCCGTGTCAGCATCATCGCAGAGGATGACCAGGGCATACTCAGTGGATGCAGAAAGGGGGACGGGAGCATCAAAGAGAATTCTGGTGGCGACAGAGGCTCCGGCAGTGATGGAAGAAGCCGGAACAATGGCCTCTGTCAGCACTGACCTGGACGGATAGCCACCGGATGTCTCACGGATCTGGACACGGACGCCAGACGAGCCCTTAACAGTGAAAAAGAGGTCCACACCAGAGATCTGCCGGGCTTTTTCGAGGACAAAGGTCTGCGCCAGCGGGTCAATATAGGTGTTTACCACGGACTGCACAGTGCGCAGCGTCGTGGTCTCAAGTGTGCCCGTTCCGACGAAGGTAGCCTGTGCGGTGCTCCCGCCAGCACCCGTGAAAACAACGGCTTTCACGCCGGCAGGAACGTTGGCGGGAACAGTGAAGTGGCCGGAAAGTTTCCCGGACGCGTCGGCCGTGATGTCGGATTCCGCGGGCGTAATGGCGATGCCGTCGAAGGTCACCCGGCTGAGCTTTTCCCCGGACCCGAAGCCTTCACAGGTGAACGCGATACTGATCTGCCGCAGGTATTCGATGGCAGAATAAGAGACGCCGGCCGTCTCCGTGGACGATCTGGAAGATGTTACGGTGGAGCCATGCTGGGGATGCGTGGGGGCGTAGATGGTCCGGTAGAACTCCTTCGTGACCGGGCTGGTCCAGGTCGTATTCGTAACTGTCCAGCGATCCACGGCAGGCGTCAGCGTGGCTTTCCCTGGCATGACGGCGAACGCGAGATAGGGGTTAATTTTCATCTCGCCAGTCATCAGCGGCTGCTCCAGGACGACAGAAGAAGAGGAGCTGCGGGCAGCCGGGAGCTTCACATCGGAAGAGACGCCGGATACGCTGGCCCTGATAGGCAGCGTCAGGAAACCATTAACCACTGCGGCAGTCTGCTCCAGTCCCTGATCCCGCATACTGTCATCTAGCAGCGGGTCTACAAAGATGCCCACGCGTGCGCCAGCCTCGCGGGTCGCAACATCGGACTCAAGCCTCTGGCGGGCAATTTCCTGCAGGGCATATTCCACCCGGCTCGTGAGCGCTTCGAGGTCGGAAAAGGCGATGACACGCACGCCGTCATTCGTTACAGCGCGCTCATCTTTGGTTCTCCACGTCTGGGTGACGCTTGCCAGCGCCAGCATGGTCGAAGGCACAGTGGGGGCCTTGGCCCGGGTTTCGGAAGCAACGCCCTGGATCCAGGAGAATGCGCCGTCCGCGGTGATACAGAGGCGGTCAACTCTGGGAAGGGCCTGCTGATAGCTCACGAGAATGTCAGAGCCCTGAACTGCGCCGCTCACGGAGAAGCCGTCAAAATCCTGGCCGGAAGGAACTACGTTCTTAGCAATGTAGGTATAGGAAACCGTGTACGTGGAGCCGGTTGCCGGTTCAGCCCCGGAAGGAGACCAGTCGACGGTGTCGCCAGTTCGCTTGAAGTCCGTGCCCTCGGCGTAGGTGGTGGAGCCCTGCACGACGCTTACGATGGAACGCACGGAAGTCTCGGAAAGGGCATCGGCGCAGCCTGTATAACTGCCATGAACGACAGTCTCTGTCTTCTCGAGAGTCACACGGAGGGCAGTGATGGAGCGGATGGGAGGATGAGCTACGGTGATGCGCTGGGTGGCAGATCCGTCAGCCACGATGGCTTCTGTATCGATAAGGCGGAGGTCCGGCTCTGCGGCGTAGGTGAGGCGGCGCGAAGTTAGAAGCTCGACTCCGTAGCCGCAGACACGGCAGCGGCCTTCGGCCACAGTGTAAATCTGCGCTCCGCCCACATCATCAGCGGCCCTGACCGTCATGCCGGAGCAGACGTAGGTGCCGCCTCCGGTGCTGTCCCTGTCGTACCTGGCGATGCCCTGAGTGACGCTGTCGAGGTCAGGAGGTGTCTCCTTGGCTCGCACGACGCCGTCATCGATGGTGTAGATGGGATAGAAGGACCCTGTGCCTCCGTCTCCGTCGTAAGACCATACGGCCTGCACCCTGCGGCGCCAGGCGCCAGGCTCTCCCTGTCCCCTTGAGCCCACGGCCGGATTAAGGAGTCCAGCGTCTTCCGCTTCAGACACAATCGTCTCCCTGAGACGGATCCCTATGGAGAACGTCCCCTGTGTAGGGATGGTGAACGCTGAGGCCGGCACGGAGTAGACCGTACCGGCAATGTAGACCTGGCCAGCCTCAGCCGTCACGGAACCAGATGAGGCGTCTACAGATATCTGGGCATCCTTAATGATATCGCCATCGGAAAAGATGGCGTCGCCTATGCCGCGAACGTGTGCGGCGGTTATGCTCTCGAGCTCGTTGATCTCTGATGCCTGGGTTCCGTACCCATCACGGAAGAGGATCTCGCGATATTCCTTGCTGGTATCGTAGCGGTTCCAGTAGTTGTCGATATTTTTTCCATTAGGGGTCTGCATGTATTTTCCTCCGCTAGATAGGCAGGACAAATTCGACGGTCTGCCTGACGGAAGGCGATCTTGCTATGGCCGGTGTGAGGATTTCAGCTGCAACGAGCAGGCCAGGATCGGATATTTCATCGGGAGAGAAGTAGCGCTGTCCTTCGGGCAGGCCATCCGCCGTCACCGTGTCCATGAAAACGCCGACCTCTCTGATGATGGCGCTGCTGGCGTCCTCGAAATTGAAGTTCACCCGGATGTAAAGGTAGGGCGTGGGACCGGCCACCTGCTTGTAGCGTTTGTTTGTGGCGGTTCCGCTTCCGGTTGCCACAGGAATGACAATGTCACCCTCGTCGTCGGGTTCGACGTAGCCAACGGCTGTGGCCAGCCTGCGGCCGACTTCTGCGGTGAGGGCTGTGGCGTTCACGAGGGAAGGCAGAGAGGCATCATCCGCGTCCCATGCGGGATCGCCAGTCCCCCACGCGAGATGCAGGGGTCTGCTGGCAATGGCACTGGCGATAGCCGCCCGGCCGGTATTGGTTAACGTAGCGAGGCTCATTTTGGTTCACTCCTAATTGCTGTTTCTGCCGCGGGGATGAGCCACGGGCGACTGTCCCAGGTGCCCGTCCATTCACGCACCCACACAGGTGCGGAGGGCATGACTGGGATGATTGACTGGCCGGATATCACTGGAGAGGACGGCTTCACGGGGTTTACCGTGAGCCCTTCCGTCTCCTGGTACCGTTCAAGAAGTTCAAGTTCCTCCCGCTCCGGGTCAGCACCCCAGGTATCGCCCCAGCGTGTGCCCGTAAACGACATAGCCCGCGGGCGAAGTCCGTACACTGAATTGATATCTCCCCAGGTTCCCGAAGCATGCAGCGCAATGGCGCCACCAGTGTCGCCTCCGTCGGACGGCCATGACCAGACGGCCTCATCTCTGGCGATCCCCTTCACGACAATGCGGAACGGGGGAAGCTCACGGAGCATGAGTAGCTGCAGGAGAGAGGAAAAAGTGAATCCATGGGACTGGGGGTAGACGTCGCTCCAGAAGGAGCGGCTCCAAATGGGACGGTCCACATACGGCGCCAGGAAGCCTGTGCTGCTCTCTATGGCCAGGCCTACTCTGGCAGCAGCACCGTAGGCATCGCATGACTGCAGGCCTCTCTGCATTCCCAGGGAAACGACAAGGCCGTCCATGCCCTGGACATCGTAGGGGACGCCGGAGAAGGTCGACCAGAAACCATAAGACCACGCCGTCTCACTCCAGATGCTGGGCTCCCAATTGTAGGTTGTGGTGTAGACGCGGGCGAGAACCGAGCGGGCCGGCTTGTACTCGTTGATGATCCAGATGAGCAGGTCGAGGCTGTTCAGAAGGGCTGTCTGCTCTTCCTGCGTTACCGGCTGCGCAAGCCGTACCTGGAAATCAGACCAGCGGCTGGGCTGCCACTGTCGGACATTGTCTATGGCGGTGACATCGAAACCGTAGTAGCGCAGTATCTGCGGCAGGCCCTGGGTTTTGCCGCCGAGCATATGCCAGTGCCAGGCTCTGATTACTCTTGACCGGAACTTCTCCGGAGTCTCTCCGTTTTTCCGCTGGAGGCCGCGGCCAAAGCCATGCTCCAGCACGAGGTCTTCCTCGGCGAGAGAGGGGAAAAACTGCTTTCTCGCGTAGATGACGTCGTCTATGACGCTGTCGAGGGCATGAGCCGTTCCCCCTGCGATGGCCTGAAGAGGGCCAGGACGGCGGATGAGTGGCCAGGCAAGGACTTTTTGGAAATATTTCCAGAACTCGGAGGACATTATGCCTCCGCGGCCAGCTCGGCCGTGATTGACATGCTGTTGAGGCGTGCCACTCCGTCAGCGGAAACGTTGACGATGTCCTCGGAAGGGCTTGCCCATTCCACGGACTTCACCCCGGGAACGGCCATAACCGTGTGCGTGAGGAGGTCCCGGGTCAGGTCCTGTCCGATGGCAAGCGAGGTCACGTCTTTCACGGTACTGGTCTCAGCGAAAAGGGCGTAGAGGCGGGATTTTGCCTGCTGGATGATGTTTGCAGCGTCTCCTGTCGTGTAGGAGATGACGCCACTGATGTCGGCGGGTACAGGCTTCGGGGCCTTCACTTCCCAATCGTCATTGATGGGAACGTGGGGAGAGATGGCCTCTTTCACCTTTTCAAGGAGGGCTTCCGTGGGAAGGACGTCGGATCCGCGTACAACGATGTCCACCGTGCCCTGGCCTCTCGGATGCTGATCCAGGATAGACACGGAGGTCACCCCAGGCACGGACAGTGCCCATGCCTGGTACGCGTATTTGGTGCAACCGTTGTTGGCGAGCCATTGCAGGCGGTATCGTTCCTGCAGCTGGGCGTCTGTTTCTTCGTCGAAGCCTTCACCCGTGAGCCATCCTGTAGGGTTTGAGACGCTTCCTATGCCCACGACTGGCGTGACCAGCTCGCAGATCTGGCCGGAGGACGCATTGCCCGCTGCTCCGTAGTCCTCGGCTTCGCAGGGAACGGAGACAGCCTCGGAGCCGGCAGGGAGAACAGCGTCTTCCGTGGTAACATATCTGTACACGGCGCCGGTGCCGTCTGGCAAAGTGCGCACGATGCGGCCGGCGGGAATGCTGATGTTAGTGGTATCCGAGGCCGTGCCCCTGTAGAAGGTTACGATGCCCTCGGCTTTCGTTGCGGCCCTGCGGGTAAGACCTACACTGTCAGCGTGAAGATCCAGCCAGTCCCCGGTGGAGTAGTACGGGGCGGCCTGCTGGAGAAGGCGTCCGAGGAGGCCGTATATCTGCCATTCGCCCCAGCAGAAAATTTCAAGGAGGCCGCGTACAACCCCCCGGTTCAGGTTCAGTCGGGCTGGCAGGAAGCCCTTTGCGGCCATTGTGTCCTGCACACCCTCGACAAAACCGAAGACCTGGGAGCGGACTTCATCAAGAGACCTGGACAGACGGGGCAGTGTCACATGGTTTGACATCGGCAATCACCAGTTCAAGGGTTGATTTGTTGGCCTGAAGGACGAGAGAGAGGGGCGTGTCGCTATCGAGGAAACGCCAGCGGCAGAGGGCTGTGAGGGAGACGGCATCCCAGGAGGTCACATTACACGTGACCGTACCGGGGACTACACGGGGGTCAGCTTCCACCCGGGTGATAACCTCGGCGCAGAACGCGGAGCGGGCTGAGGCCGTAGACTCCTCCCGAATCCAGTCATGGAGGAGGGAACCGAAGTCTGTGTCGTAGAAGAGGTTTCCAAGACGGGTGAAGAGACGCAGACGGATGTCCTGCACTCCGGTGTCCACGCCGTCCGTGAGGACCAGCGTGCCGTTGGCAGCGACCTGTGCCTGCATGTCTGCGTCAAGGGCTATGTCCTGCCCCCAGAGATCCGTATCCGTGCTCATACGCAGAATTCTTGACACGAAGACTCTGCATCTTCGAGGACACCATGCACACTGTGCACGGTATTTCGCGGCCTAGTGGTGAGGGCAGGAACCGCCGGACCGCGTGGCAGCGTATGCGTCTCCGTCCACGGCGAGGTTTCCTGAGAAGGAGGCCTGTCCCCTGCCTCCGTCCCAGTTCGTGCTGACGAGTACGCCCTGCAGGTTGATGCGAGGGGCCCTGAGCGTGATTTCCTCGTCTGCCTCAATAACGGCCCTGGTGCCGGCCTTTATCGTCCAGGTCTTGCCGGCTTCCGTCCTCACGTCCTCAGGGGTCAGCATGATAATATGCTTGTCTTGGTCTATGCGGAGTTCAACGCCGTTCTCAAGTTGGATGACAAATTCGTTCAGTCCGGCCCTGAGGGCGTTATTGCCCCCGCCCCAGCGCATGTTCGTGATGGCTGGGAAGTTCGGGTCCCCATCATAATAGGTGATGTCACACGGTGTTCCTACAGAAGGCGGACAGACGATCCCACGGTTGTTTCCGCCCCAGACAACGGGCAGGGAAACGTGGGAGATGACGGGTTCTCCATTGTCCTCCTGGCCGTCATTCCGGAGAGGCTGGACATCCGCGTAATAGGCTCCGTCGCTTGCGTACACGGCCACGATTTTTCCTTTACGTGTCATGCGGTAGTAAGCGCGGAGGTCCGGCTGCGCAACCTCTACCGCCTTCCTGATTGTTCCTATGGGGTCATGCCTGCTTTCCCGGTCATCCATTTTAACTCCATCCTTCGTCCGTGCCGTAGGTTACCTGAGTTGTGTTGCCCGCGTCCTCCAGCGTGTGAATGACGCTGAGGGCACGGTAGACGGCATCGATGCCCCTGCGGCTGTCATATACGTGCACCAGCCGGCTATGCGTGAGCCCGGGAAGGACTACGGAGGTGACGACGCCGATACCACCCACGGCCAATGGAGGAGTATGAGCTATGAGATTTTCGGCAGTCGCCACCCTGTACTCGTCACCGGGTTCGTCTCCGTCGCTCCACGTGAGACCGGAAGCTCCCAGCCAGAGCGCGTGCCTGTGCATGTCGCAGCCGTATGAACGTTCAAGTGTTGTTCCGAGCTGCTTGATGGCTCTGGCCACGGTGCAGTTGCTGAATACCTGATGAGGGAGGACTGGAGAGGGAATGGAGATATTTCCGACAGAGAGGCCTGTTTTTGCCAGGAGGCGCCGGGCAACGACATCTGCCGGCTCGTTGAGGAAACTCTCTGTTACCCGTGTTGTGGCTAAGGACTGTTCCTGGCCTACGCAGCGCACGATCACGGCGTCAGCGTCAGGAGCTGAGGCGTGCGGCTGGTCTATGCCAGAGATAGATCCTTCCCACTCCTGCCAGAGCGAGTCTTCGCCTCTGTATCCGAAGCAGATATCCACAGGCTGTCCCACGGCCAGGGATGCGCGCACAGTGCCTTCCGGATCGGGAATAACAACAGACGCCATCCCAACGACTGCACGGCGTCTTGATATGATCTCTATTTTTGGGCTTCTGGTTATGTCCAGAGGCCCAATTAAGCAGCGTACGTTGAAACCTTCAATCATCACTTGAGATCCGCTTTGATCGTGTATTCCTCGGCCTCTTTCCTGGCAGAGGATGCGGCCCTGCCCGCGTTATTCCCTTTCGAGGCGGCCTGCCTGGCGGCCTGGGCGAGGCTTTTGGGCGTAATCTTCGAGGCTGCTGCCTGTTCAAGCTTCACTACAGGCGGGTTGTGTTCGGTGAAGGCAAGCTGCGCCTGGATTTCATCAGAGCTTGAGTTTTCGGAGGATTCAAGGAGGGAGAAGACCACCTGGCGCACGCCCCGGGCCTGCATATGCCTGTTGGCCACGGTGAAGATGGCGGGGTTGGCGCTTCCGTCTGTCTGCCTGAAGTACCCGTTGATGGTCTGAAGCTTGTCATAGCAGGAGCCCTGGTCATCCGTGGGCAGAAGGAGCGTGATGCTGATGGACGTGTCTTCCCAGCCCTGCGGCGTCTTTTTCTTGCCCGAGGTCTTGTCGACGCTCTGCTCGTCCATGCGGACAGAATCGCTCACTTTCAGGTTCTGGAGGAGCCCGGGAAGGGCATCTCCACCAATGCGGACAATGCCGTCTTCAAAGGTCAGCAGTTTGATGCTCATGCCAGCCCCTCCCCGTATTCCGTGGCCGCCTGGCGGAGTTCATCGTAGAAACTGTTGGCGTCCTTAACGTTCGGCAGTGTGATGTTGGCGATGTGCAGCGTCCAGTAGCGAGGCTGTGCGGCCGTGTCGCCTGCCTGCCTGGCTCTTTCCTGCTGCCCTTCCGTTCCAGTAGTGCCGTCAGGCATGGGAACCTCAGGCGTCTGAATGGGCAGGGAACGGGAGGTCATGCTCTGAATAGCCTTCAGGGAAGAGGTAACATTTGACGTATCCAGAGCCGGGAGGGCTGCGCCGCCGGCATCGGTCAGAGCTGTGCGGATGTTCTGTCCAATCGGCTCGAGGGAACGGCTGACCGTCCCCTGCAGGGTGCCGGCTCCGAGGGCAACGCCTCCGGCGAGGGTTGTCATCATCTTCTGGCCCGAGAGGGTCAGTGTAGAGAGCGGCCCCTCTTTGGCGTCGGAGTGCGGGAGCAGGCTTCCGATTTTATCGAAGACGCCGGAAACGGCGTCCCTGATACTCCCGGCAGCTGACAGGATGCCATTCTTGAGCGTCTCAAGAATTTTCCGGCCGCATTCTGAAAGATCGATGCTGTTGAGGAAATTGACCACGTCATCGAAGGCCGCTCTGATGGCATCGCCGATACCCAGACTGTCGGCGATGCCCATAACTGCGCTGACCAAGGAATCGCATGCGCCCCTGGCCGCGTTCAGGGCGCCAGTCCAGTCCCCATTGATGATAGCTATGACCCAGTCGAACAGATTCTTGAGGATGCTGAGCCCCTGTACCACGGCGTTGATGGCGGCGCCGAGCAGACCGAAGCCAACGCTCACAATGGATCCGAGAATTTCGCCGAAGTTTTCCCAGGACGCGGCTTCAGAGGACACGTCAACGCCGAAAAGCTTACCTATAGCGGACCCCAGAGAGGTTATGGCGTCCATGAGCCTGAGCATGGCCGGCGTAATGAGCTCCGTGAACTTTGAAAAATCGAGACCTTCCCAGAAACCGGTGAAGAGGCTCTTCAACCGGTAAATGGCCTTCGAGATGTTGATGACCAGGGGAGTAAGGCCGGATGCATCCAGCTGCTTCGCAAGCTCACCTTTGATGGTCACGGTAGATCCGGTCAGGCTCTGGAAAGCGGCGATGACACCGCGGATCACGAGAGAGACGTTTTGGGCCCAGCGGTCGATGGTGTCTCCAATGCCGGCAAAATTCGACTTGTAGACGGCATAGAGCGTCCCGATGACGGCGATGAGGGCCCAGAAGGGGACGCCGAGGCCTACGAGAGCGGCCCTGAGCGGTGCCAGTGTGCCCGTGATGAGAGGCATGACACGGGAGAGGCCCCAGCTCGCGGCGCTGAATACGGTGACGGCGATGACAGCCGTAGACAGGGCGCCAGCCAACGAGATGAGCCACTGCCCGATGGCAGACTCGGCTACGGCGCGCAGCGCTTCCGCAATGACGCCAAGGGCATTTGCGCCCGCTGTGATGGCAGGCAGAAAAGCCTTGCCTATGGCGATGGCAAGGTTCCTGACGCGGTTTCCGAGAAGCTGGAGTGCGTTCTTGGTGGTTCTGGCTCTCTGGTCAAACTCGGACTGCATGGATCCGGCATACCTGGCCTTGTCCCGGACAAGGTCGAAGGCCTGGTTGAGGTTGTCCACGTTCTGGAGAAGGGGAGCAATGGCGCCGATGGATTCCTCGCCGAAGAGCTGCGTGAGGACGGACATCTGATTTTCCCTGGGCAGGGCAGCAATGGCTCCCAGAACGGCCTTCATTGTGCCTTCCGCATCCTTCTGCATGCCTTTGGCAAGGTCTCCGGCAGAGAACCCGAGTTTTTTTAAGGTCGTTATCTGGGTCTTGGTCATGGCGCTGCCCTTGGTGAGCGTCGTCACGAAGTTCTTCAGAGCTGTAGACGCAACCTCGGGTGCGGCGCCTGCTGACAGGAAAGCGGCGCCGAGAGCGGCCACCTGCGTCTCGGTAAGGCCGCAGGCCATAGCCGTGGCGCCCATACGCTGTATGACCTCTCCCAATGCCGGAGCAGTGGCGTTCATATGGTTGGAAAGGTAGTTGACGGCATCGCCCAGACTGTAGACCTGGGGGAGTGTGAGGTTCATGCCGGCACGCCAGTCAGCCATCATCTTGCCTGCCTGGGCACCGGTAAGGTCAAAGGCAACGCCCATCTTGGCCGCCTGCTCAGCGAATTCCTGCAGATCGTTTTTCGCGATGCCGGACTGCCCTGCCGCGGCGATGATATCCGCGATGCCGGAGGCGGCCATGGGAATGCGTGCGGACATGTCCTGGATGCTCTTCCCCATGGCGTCGAATTCCGCTGCGGAATCGAAGTCCACGACCTTGCGGACCTCAGCCATGCTTTCTTCAAAGTCCATGGCGGACCTGGTACATGCGCCGAAAGCCCCCAGAAGGGCTCCGGCGGCTGCGGCAACGGGTGCCATGGATACGGCCAGGCGCCCCATGGAATCCCCCAGGCCGGCGGCATGCCCTTTGGTCGCGGCCATGGCTGCCTGAACCCTGCCCAGGGGGCCGCTCATCAAGTCCACGAGGTTCAGCGTGGCGAAAACCTGGAAGGCCTCCATCATTTACTCCCGAAAATCCGACTCAGCGCCTGAAAATACCGTCTCTCCATCCATGTGGCCTCCCGGACCTGATCCGCCCACTCGTCGAGGTCCTCGGAGGGAGCGGTGTGGAGCCAGTGCAGGATCATCGCATCCCCCTGGCTCCACTGGTCCGGGTCTTCCCCTAGTTTCCCAGGTCGGCCTTTACGCCTACGGCTGTGATAAGAGCCCCGCTGTAAGTAGTCGTGATGCCGGGATAGTCTTCCATTGCCTGAAGCAGGCTGTCCTTGTCGTCAGAGTGCACGGTGGAAAGAAGGAGCGTGCGGGAAGCGAGGCTGGCATTCTTGCCGGCTGTATCCTGCAGCCTCTTGATTTCAGTCTTAGTGGGTTTTGCGAAGCGGAAGGAGAGTTCCACTTCTTTACCCTCCCAGGGATCCGAGAAGGTAAGAGGAAAAGCAGCGTATTTGCGCTCGTCGGTCTTTTCAGCTGGCATGTGTCATATCCTCCTGGCTTAGATGGTGGCGCTTTCGGCCTTGGCGGCTACGCCGTTCCAGATAATGGGAGAAAGTATGGTGGAGTCGCACGAGACGGGAGAGGCGTTGTCATCGCCCTGGCTAGCGCCGCCGCCGGAAAACTTCGTGATGCGGCAGTTCTTGAGCGTGTCGGTCACGGTGCCCATGTCGGAGTTTGCGTAGCTCACAACTATGGTGAAGGGTGTGTGGTCATAGATACCGCCCGTGGTGCCATCCGTGAGGGCGGACTTGAGCTTCTCCCACTCGTCCCTGTCGAGAACCATGGAACCGGAGGCCTCGTAATTTCCGCGGCCCCAGGAGCGGGCAATGCCGCCCTTGCCGTAGCGGGCAGTGATTTCCTGCTGGTCCTCATATTTGATTTCGGTGATGCCTACAGCTTCGCCCTGCGGGAGGGTGACGCTGATGTCTTCCCAGTCATAGCCTCTGCCATTGATAGCCATATCCCTGCCCTCCTCTAGTAGAGCTCACGGCTGCGCGGATCGAAGGTGGTGCCCGCGTATACGTAGGAGTTATAGAGTTTGATCTGGCGGATAATCGGGATGCCCACGAGGGTTATCTCTACGCTCACGCCGTTGTTGACGATGTCCTGTCCGTCCGGAATGTCCACGACGTACCCGGCAAGTTCCTGCGGGCTCGCGGTGGTCATGGCGTCAAGGGCGGTTTCAAGGTTCGCCCTGAGGTAGGCAAGACCGGAAGTGCTGGACGGCCTCAGGGGGTCGCCCGCCTCGTCGTACATGGATTTGAGGGCAGCGATGCGGGTCAGACGCACAGCCTTGAACACGGTCCTAAGCACTTCCTCATAGCGGAAGTCGGAAGTGCTGTCGGCCATAGTGCGGGCATCGCCCCAGTAGGTACCATCCATGCCACAGTAGGATCGGGCCGTGATGTAGCCGGCGTCCTCCAGCTCCTTCTGGGCTGAGCTCCAGTCGTCAGGCAGAGCGAGAGGAGACACGGGGCCGTCCTTTACACGGCCGGTGGCCCGCTGCACGGGAATCGACATGACGCGTCCGGCCTGCAGGGCACCGGCATTCCGGAAACGGCGCAGGCCGCCCGTCTCGGTCACTTCGCCGTACTGGGCGCAGACGGTCACGAAGCGGGCGGCGAGGCCCTGCCTTTCTGCCACCATGGCCGTGGTGAAGGCACTGACGTCTTCTCCGGCGTAAGGCAGCCTGGCCTCCATTTTGAAGTAAGTGGGCCTCTGCACGTTCCAGAGCTCTTCGGCCCTGGCTTCTGCCGCGGCCCAGTCAACGGAGTCGGAAGGGCCAGCTATGTAGACGAATTCCACATCGTATACGGAAAGCGGTTCTTCCAGGGCAGCAAAGACATCCGCGATGGTGGGCGCGGGCGCCAGAAGTTCACAGGTGTAGGTGGTACCGGTGACGTAGATCCCCTCGGGAAAGGTAACTTTCACGCCGTAATCGGAGAGCGTGAGCGTGCCATCGGCAGGGATGGTACGGGTGGACCCGAAGTTGTCGCCTCCGTCCACAGAGAGCCGATAGGTCCCCTCATTGAGTGCGCCGTTTTTGATCACCTGGAGGACAAGCTCCGCACTGTCAAGCACGCCATCAGCTTCGGTCACGGTAATGAGAGGGCTTGAGGTGTCACCCACACGGGTGACAGGTCCCACGGGAGTACGGATACTGAAGGAGTACTCTGCGCTCTCGTCCAGGGATGCTCCGGAAGGGAAGGAGATGGTTACGCCGGTTGGGGTACTGCCTTTGGTGATGCCGAGGGATGCGGCGGACGTGGTCTCGTCCCCGAACCCGGCGCCTCCATCGCTGGAAATCTGTACTTTGGCTGTGCCGACAGCACCGCCAGAGGTCACTCTGATGATGACATCGGCATTCTGCGCGGGGACTCCGGTGACGGTGCAGTCAACTTTGGTCCCTGTCTTCTGGACTCCGGAAATGTAGCCGCCGCTCTGTCCCTTCACGGGGACGGCGATGAGATAGGGATCCTGACCGGCAGTCAGCAGCATGTCGCGGACCCGGTCCACGAGAGGACCGGTGCCCAGGAGGGAACCGAGGTCGCTGCGGGCGCCCACGAGGTAGGCCTTGCCCACGGTTCCCCTGGAACAGACACCTGCGACAAGGGCTTTCCCGTTGGCATTGTCGTTGACGATGCCGGAGGTGCCGTCGATGAGATATTCGAATACATCGCCCATGGCTGGTGCCTCCTTATGCCCTGCCACCAAGTGGACGGGTCCTGGTCCTCTCCAGGGCGGCCGTGTACTCGGCTTCGGTCACCTTCTTGTCTGCGGCCCAGTCCATGAGACGGCAGACGCCTGCCTGAAGCCACGTGGGGACACGGTGCATGGAGGCAAGTTCGGAGAGGGAAAGAAGAGGGGCGGCCGCCTTGGCAGGGGCCTTGTCGGTCGCGGCCTGGGCCGTTTCCTTGTCGGTATTCTTGGAAGCCATGTGAGTTTACTCCTTGTAAATCTTGGGAGTGATGGAAATCGTCGGGATGAGAGCCTCGGCCTCTTCGGAGGTGACCCTCCACACGAACTCCACCACGAAAAGCCTGTTCATCCGGTTGAAGACGCGGATCACGCTGTCGCCCACTCTCGTGTCTGCTTCACGGCCGAAGGTGCCTCCTGAACGCGAATTTTCACCCAGTTGCCCCGGCTGTCGTTTCCGCCGCGTGGGAGAGCTGGCACAAAAGCCACGCAGAAAGCCTCCAGCCATGTCCGGTTGTCCGCGAGCACATTGGCATTGACCGTCAGCTCCACTTCGTAAAGCTCTCTCTTGCGGATTTGCTCCGTTGTCGTGCGGGTTACGGCCAGCTTGCGCCCTGTGCGGGTGTATCTCTCCGGCATGAACTGCAGTTCCAGGCGCGGGCGCCTGATGGTCAGGTTGTCCTTTTTCACAATGTCGATCACACTGCCTTCCGGCATGCCGGCGGACAGCGCCGCCCGCGTGATGACCTCCCTGGCGAATGACTGCATGTGGAATCCTGAATCCTACGGTTTGAAAGCTCCGGCTAAAAAGTCGGCCATAGTTTCCTTCACTTCCTCCATGTCGGCCCTGGACACTCCAAGAAAGGGGCGTGGCGGAATCGTCACCTTATCAGCGGATACCGTTCGGCCCCCAGTTCCCTTGAAGACAAGACGTTTTGCCTTTTTAGGCGTGATGGTGCCGCCTTTCTGGTGAATACGGGCATAAACCAGGTTGCTGCCCACCATGACCTTGTCGGGCGTGGCTGCGTAGTCGATGGACTTCTGGAGGCGCCCGGTATCGGTCAGCGTCTGACCGCCTTCATTAGCTGCCCGTCCTGACTTGGGCCATTTCTGTCCCTGAGGATCTTCCTCATCCGCGAACCGTTGCAGCGTGCCGGATACCAGAGCTTCGCCCACAGAGATCATGAGGGACTTCGTGTTTCCCAGTTTGAGGGCCGCCTTACCCATCGCCTTGTCGAACCCGCCCCAGTTCAGAGACACTCCGTTCTTCGCCGTCATTGTTACAGCCCCCTGAGGTCAAAAAATGGATGTCTGGATATCACGGCAAAACTCGGCTCCTCCCGGTCTGGATTCGATTCTTCAAGCGGAAGCTTCAGCTTGCCGGAAGCAATGTCTTCCAGAAGTGCCGTGCAGTATTTCCACTGCTTCTGCAGGGGAATCCATTCATTGGCAGTGTTTCCTTCCGTATCCACAAGCGTCGTAATGGCTTCCACCGTACGGTAGGCGCTGATCACGGCGGCAATGTAGCGGACAAGCTCCGGCACATAGGGCCACGGCTGAGGATACCGGTAGGAAAGCGCGTCTCCGATTTCCCCGGAGACGGCTTCTATGGTTCTTTCCACAATGCCGGGATTCTGCTCCTCACACGCCGCCACATACCCGGCGTGCAGAAGGTCAATGATGTGGGCGCGGGTACACAGGTTCATACGTATGCCCTTTATTCGCGTTTTAGACTAGTTTTATACTAGTCCAATATCTTTTCCCCTTGTCCAGCCCGTCCAGAGGATTAAAACGCCTCTCCGGGGCGTACAGCGTTTTTCCGCTAATCCACCACGATCGCCTTGCAGACTGCCCGCGACGGACGCGCGGGCATGGGTTTGGCCTGCCCGATCAGGGTAATGGAAGAATCATCGCTGCTCTTTACCGGCACGATATGCAGGGGCACAGCGGCGTTGCCGGCGGAAATGGAGTCAACAGCGCAGTACCAGATGGTGCCAGGTACATCTACGGCCACACCAAGCAGAGTTTGGGCGTCCAGTTTGGGCACCCATTCCCCGCTCACGGGCGCGGGATAGGTTTCATCCATAAAACGGATGGCGTAACTGCCGATGCGCACTTCGCCATCACTCAGTTTGATGCTGATGGGCGCGTCCTGTGCCGTGGAGCGGTAGTTTTCCGCCATGTCCAGAAACACGGTGGTCACGTCTTCGCCGCACATGAACTCTACCCTGCCGCCGATCCCCGCCATGCGGATTTCCTGCTGCATGGCCCGCAGCAGACGATACACGTCCGAAAGCTTGCTCGTACCCGTCAGTTTTGTGCTGGGCGTATGGGTAAGCGGCGTACCGTAGTCGATACCGTAACTTTCCGTACGTCCGCCCGGAAGCTGTACCGGCCAGGCCAGTTTGCCCGTGGTCAGCACGCCCGCGCACATACCCTCGGTGGTCGCGTGGACCGCCTGCCTTACCTGATCCACCTTCTGCGTGCGCCACGCTTCAATCGATGCCTGGTTGCCCAGGAGGACTCTCAAATCATTCAGCTCCGCCGCCGTTACAGGGATCTGTACCTTGATAGGCAGCGGAGCAAAGAACTGCGTTTCGATGGATTCATTGTCCAGAGGAACGGGAACTCCGTCACGGCGCACCACGGGAACGGTCTGCACCACGGCTTTCAGGTCCGTGATTCCCAGCATGGAAAGGGGATGCGTCGGGCGCTGTTTGAAAAAGCGGTCCATGATGGTGCTTTCCAGCGGCGGCAGCGTCCTGAGCGACTGAGCTACCGCCTGCTGGGAAAAAAGGCCTTTCAGATTCGCAAGCATAAGTATTTCCTTTGTTAGACGTTTTTAGACTATGCGGGGTAAATGCCGTGTTCCACAAGCTGCGCCGTCTGAATGTCGGTCAGCGCCTTTCCGTCGCCCGTTGTGAGAACGCGGTGCTTCACGCCCCCATGCACCACACACAGAGCGGAACTTTCGCCGTGCTCGCCCGTGGGGTCGCAGGGTGTATCCACCACAGCCACGGGGATCACTGTGGCCGCGTCCGTGGAAAGCAGCGGTTCCCAGGCCGCGCCCACCACAGTGCCGCTCTGTTCGTTATCCCCCATGACATCCACGCGCTTCATGACTGTGCCCACGGGAAGCGCTGCGGTCTTCGCCTTTGCCGAAAGCGGCAGATGGTGCAGCACCACGGGGTGATCACCGGTGGCCGCCCGTTCCCCTGAGAAAACGTATTTGCCGAGATAGCCTTCATTTGCCATGATACTTTCCTTTTACGCCGGCGGCCGTCACGGGTCGCCGGGCGCTCTAGAGCTTCGCCGTCAGTTCGGCGGGATTGATGTTGGCGGACTGGACGCCCGTATGAGACGGGGACGCAGAAAAGTCGGAAGCCCTCCCATCCACGGGGCGAGCTTCCAGTTCGCGGAAATAGCGTTCTTCCATGCTCAGGCTTTCCGTCCTGCCGTCCGGAGCCGCAAAGTCCACGGTTCCGGGCTGCGCCGCCAGCCTGGCCGCAAAGTCCAGCACGCCCGCCTTTTCAGCGGGTTTTACCTTTCCGGCCTTCACCAGTTCCGCCACGCGCGCCTCCCGGCGCTCGCCTTCAATCCTGCCACGATACGCGGCAAAATCGGCGCTGGCCTTTTCCGCCTTCTGTTCCGCTTCAGTTTTGGCAGCTTCCGCCTTGTCCTTTTCCTGTTTGCGGGAGTCGGCTTTTCTTTTTCAGGTCTTCGTTTTCGGCGCGTAACGCCTCAAGCTGGCCCTGCAGCTGCCCGATCTGCCGCTGCAAATCCTCAATACTCATACTGTCTCCTTCGCCGCGTGTTGCGGCAAAATCCACCGTGATGGCGTTCCCGCCATCATGAAATTCCACCGCCTCAAGGCCGTCGATGGCCGGTTGCGCCGCGCCCAGAAGGGCCACATGCCGCAGGGTCACGCGGTCCGGCATCAGGGACATGGACACATGGCGGTAATGCCTTTTTGCCACGAGGTCCCGCACCGCGTCCGGAACGTGCGCGAACTGTGCGAACAATTTTCCGTTCTCCGCCCTGAGCCGCGCAGCCCAGCCGAAGGCCGGGGCCGCGTCCGTCTTTGGATGGCCGAACACCAGCGGCGCGTCGCACTTCGCCGGGTCGTAAGCGTGGGCTATGGCCTCCAGGTCGTCTTCCGTGAATGTCTGCGGACGCCCGGCGCTGTCCGTGAAGGTGCCCGTGCGGGCGATTTCGATCCATTTGTCAGGCATAAAAAAAGCCTCCGTCCCCCTGCACTGTGACAGGAAAACGGAGGCTTCGCCCGGAAGGGACGCTTTCTGTGCAGGGAAGTTTCCCTGATATACCCTCCGGGTAGCGCGTTGCGGGTTTTTCGGCCCCCGTGGTAAGCAGTATGTGTCACCATCACTGCACCCCCCGGAACGTCCGGGGCCACGGGAGCCGGAAAATGGCTAAAGAAACAGAACAGTACCCAATTGTTGACTATGAACTTTTCCGTAACATTCTGACGACACTTGCGGACACTTATCCAGATCGGCTTCGAATGAGCCAGATTCCCAGCCTTGTTACCTACGGCGTAAAAAATGCCGGCCGACCTCTGTGTTACCTCCGTGAACAGGGCCTGATTGACATGGATGTGCAGAAGTTTCTTGGCGGCAGTATGAGTATCGGCGGAATCAAAATCACAGCCAGAGGCATTGATTTTCTCCGTTCAGACGGCGGCCTGTCAGCTCTTGCCGCACCCGTCATCCGCATCGCCCCGGAAAACCTTATCGCCATCATTGATGCGGCCCTCGCCGCCCGTGGCGTTTCCGCTGTTCGGCGCGGAGCCGTACAGAAGGCTCTTGGGGTTGCCAAGGCGGAGACTGTGAAAACCCTCGTGCACAGGCTTGTGGAGACCGGCATCGCCCACCTGCCCGACATTGATTCCCTGCTCCACATGCTGGCGTAGCAGATTGCGCGGACTGAAGACCCCGCAATATTCTTGCGGCAGGAAATCTCCTTCACCCATGAGGTACTCGCAGGCCGCGAGCACGCCCTCCTCGTAGGGCCTCTCGCCTTCCCACCTGCCAGCGGAGCTGCGTCGTGCCCAATCCCACAGGCGCTGGATTTCCTCATTGGAGCGCGTTACGCTAAAATAGTCCTGTCTCGTCCCGTCTTCTCTCATTGTTCTTCCCCGCAAAGTCTGGAATTGAAGACAGGCGTCAGCGCATCCAGCGTGCCGCAACGCTTGAAAAGATCCACCCCAGCGGGCATATCGGGTATGTGGATGCTCTGGGGCATTGTGTCTGTCACGCCCGACAGATATTCCAGCGTTGCCAGGATACCAAGCGCGTACAGGTCATCGCGGGTGATGCGGCCAAGGCACTGGGCCTGCGCCCATTGCCACAGTGCCAGCACTTCGCGCGGGCTGCGGTCCACCGTATAGAATTCATTGACCATGGTCCCCCCTTCCGCACAGTTCCCGTGCGGGCATGAAAAAAGCCTCCGTACCCCTGCACAGTGACAGGAAAACGGAGGTTTCGCCCGGAAGGGACGCTTTCTGTGCAAGGTTCTTTGTTCCCTTGCCGGACAATGTGGCCTATGGGCAATCTTTAACTATTTTGACTCATCATCAGGGTTTTTCATTGAGTCAAACCAGTCAGACAAATTAAGGACACAAAACGAAGTTGAAACAATTGTAAAAAGAGAATAAAAAAAGAAGAATGTTCCAATAAAGTCAAAAATAAATATTTTAGTTATGTGAAGTGCTTTAAATAGCACAGCAAAAAAAATAGATAAAAACTGAACAAGAATAAAATGTAGAAACGATGAATTAACTTTCATGTACAAAGAAATATCATTTTTTGTTATCCTTTGTGCACATGATCTCCATAAATTTTTTGTTTCCGAAACCTACTATAAATGCATACCCTCCAAGCGAAAAACCAAGTACAGAAGGAATAATGTTTATGACATCATCACACCATTCCCAATACTCGGACACAAAATAACTATTTATTATAACGACCACTAGCGACAAAGATAGTGCCAGCCAAAAATACAGTGAGTTCTTTAGTTCTCTAAATCCACCATACCCACGCCAATAGAGACTAAAGGAGTTTCTAGGGCCTTTAGCATATTTTGAAAGATAACCATTAATTTTTTCAACGGAAATCTTCATCTTTTTTTGCCTGCTAGTGAAAAAGGGCAACAAGGATCGTGCATATCCCAGTAGGCTATCAAAAAGAGTCGTGACATCGCTATCGTATTGCTCTTTGTAGACGATAGGCATTTCAGAGCTCTTTTTTTCTACTCTTACGTCATTTTCATATCCTGTCGCTTGAATAAATCCATTTGAAAGTGCAAGTTGCATGTGTGCTTTAGTTTCATCATCTGGCACTAGAGTTTTTCCTTTTTCAGCTGTTAGTCTCTCATCATGAGTTCTACCATTTTGATTTTTTAATCTTTCAATATATTTCTGTTTAAGTTCAGATATGTCATCGTTATTCGGAATATTTACTCTAATGATAAGTCGTGATAATATATCCATGCTCATGATAGATTCTATTGTTTTTACATCAGTTTCAACTGATATATCAACAGATCCGTATTCATCGACTAAATGTTCTCTATTAAGAAGGCCATGTAATGCCTTAGCAAAATATGCTAAAGATATACTAAATTTTTTGTATTGCGTTACTAGAAATAATCTATGTCCTTTTGGCATAAAACAAAATTCTGTACCTGTAAGATTAGGAAAGAGATGTTTTAAGTCAATTTTTGGTTTATCATCATCATTTTCAAGGGGAACACCTTTAGCGGCATCATACCAATCACCTTCACGTATTTTTGTAAATCTATAAACAATTCCGTGAATATATGGATTCTCTTCATCTTCTTCAAAATGAATTGCCTTGAGAGCAATCAAATCATTTCCATGATAAAGCCAAGGAGTCGGCGGTGTTTCACTAAATGCGTTACGAAACAACGACATGTACTTTTCTGGAGAGTGTGGTTGAACTGTGATATTAATAACACCTATGGAATATGTAATCTGTCTTGCCATCTCCCAAAATCTCCTTGCTATTATGGGTGGCGGATATTGATTTCCCATTATCACACTCTGTTTATAGCATCAATTCCTCTGATGAGCCTCTTGACTTCCCGTGCCGCGCGGGTATGCTGATTCCAAGTCTGGTTCCGGGAGGCCTGCCGTTAAGTCGGACTGGCAGCCATACTCCGCCCCGGTAGCGGAGACGTGAGAGTGGCCTTGCGCACCACCCCCGGAACCGGTCATTCTATCCGCTCATAGCGGCCTGTATTTTCAAATTCTTCCAGCGATTTCAGTTCCGCCCCCGTCCGCACGGTGTTCACAAGCTGTTTCTTGCGTTCCACCTTGGCCTGATAATCCACCAGAACAATGAATTTGGCGTTGCCGTTGTTCACCACATAGACAAGGCCGGGCTTTTGCTTGTCCCAGTATATGGCTTCGGGCTTGGCCAGCAATTCCGGCAGCTTTTGCCAGACTTCAAGCGGCAGGGGGTGAACCTTGTTTGTGCGCAGGGCGTGAAAGATGTCGCTGTCGCCAATGCTGATGTCAGGGCTGGCAGGGGTCATGTCCTTCCCTGCCAGAAAGTCCAGGGTTTTTGTGGTGAGTGTGCCGACCCGGCATCGTTCGCTGGCTGTGTGAAACTCTCCCTTGCCCATCTTTTCGCCCAGCCGCCCGACCCATTCCCCGAATGCTGCGGGCCGCTGGCGGTTCTCTGCATAGCTTTCCCGGTCAAGGGTCGGGTATTTGCCAAGGTCCAGGCCATCCAGCCAGTCCTTGCCGGGATTGCTTTTGAAGCCCTTGTCCGCGCCGGGGAAATGGACAAAATATTCCATGCCCGTCCTCGGATCCGTCCATACGCCGGCCTTGGGCATCTCCTTTTCCACGATCAGCCCCTGCGCCTTCACCTGCCGCTCGGAGAGCGTGCGCACTCCGCACCGGCAGCGAAAACCGTTAGGCGGATAATTGGAAGCCCAGAACTCATGATCCGCCGGGTAAACCTTTTTATGCAAGATGGCGTGCGATGGCCGCACCCGCCTGTCCATGATCGCGATATACTGCCAGTAGGGCCGCGACGCTTTCACAGCCTGCATTTTCTTGTACCGCCCGGCGCTGTAGGCCGTCTGCATGTTTGTGCGAAAAATGTTCTCCACCCGGTAATCATGCCAGCCCTGAGCCTGTATAGCCGCCACAATCCTTTTTTTGAAGTCCGCCAGCGCCTCCCCGTTCTTCAGGGCTTCTTCTATTCCGTCGCTCACAAGCTGCACAAGGTCGCGCCGGGCCAGACCAGAGACGTAGAACGCCCGCTGTTTAGCCCCTTCGCCCAGAGCGTTGGCCTCCTCATCCGTCAGCTTCGCCCGCTGTTTCCAGAACTCTATGGCGGCATCCGGAGACACGGGTTCCGCAATGATTTCCGGGGTGGAAATTTCAAGGCGTTTTTTAGCCATCTTCTTCAGCCTCCGTCTGGACGGACGCCGCGCCGTGTCCAGCCGCCATGGTCATAGCTCGGCCAAGAAAACTCTCCAGCACGTCCGGGGCCATGACCGGTGAAAGAAGCGCAGCCAGACCTTCCTCCAGATCTTCATAGCTTTTGGCGGATCGTATCTCGTTCTCAACTTGCGTGACAAAATCGCGGCTGCTTTTCAGCGCGGCGGGCAGCATTTTGACAATCGCTGCGTCAAGATTGCTCTGCGCCTTTTCTGCAGTAGTCTTTTCCCCGCCAGAGGGAGCCGAGAAATCCGCACCTGCGGCTGTCACGCCTTCCGGCGGCATGGACTCATCCTCCAGCGTGAACTCTTCCGGCTTGAGCCCGAAGCGCCCAGTGAAGTATTCCCGCGTAAACTTCGCGCCCATTTCCCGTATTTTCCTGCCAAGGTCCGCCTGTACGTTCAAATCTTCCGGGTCGTCATATTCTGCCAGCGGCGCAAAAACTCCCGCCCCGGCGTTGACCTGGGCATACAGCCAGGTGATCTCGTTCCATGCGTCCGTGACCATGGCCTTGTCGGCATCAGCCAGATCATTGGCCACGTCCGCGTGCGTCTGCGCCGCTGCCTGAGAATTCTTGCCTTCCATTTCCACTGTCAGGGTCTGACCCATGAGGACCTTGGAGATAGCCCTGTCCTGGCGGGCAAGAAACTGCTCGTGGAGCTGCCCCTGCGTCTGCCCGGCCCCTTCCAGCTTAACGTTGGCGCCATAGGGGATCACGGCTACGGCATCCTGCACCATGAGCGAAAGCCCCCGTGCCATGTCCTGCTTCTCCAGCGCCGTCGCCCTGGCCGGAGCTTCACCGACTACCCAGGGCATACCATGGCGCTCAACAAACCGGGCATAGAAAGACAGGCCGCCGCGCTTAAAGCTCACCGGCCACAGGCATCGGCTCAATAGCCGTAAGCCATAAGGATTGTCGTAGGTGGCGTGGTGCGTGACTAATACGAACTTTCCCGCGGGCAGCGGGCGTGGATCTGCGCAGAACAGGCCGTATTCTCCAACGAACACAGGCTGGTTTCGGCTGTCAAAACGGAACCAGTGATAGGGCTTCGGTACGATGTCAACGATATGCCACCAGTCCCCGTCAAAACGCCAAATAAGTTCCAGCGGAGTGAAGCCGTAAAAAGGCGCGTCAAGCATCCCGCTGACCACAGTACGCAGGTTGGTGCGCTCAAGGTCCTGCATGAAACGCCGGTGCAGTTCTTCCGCTTCCGGCGAGGGTGTTGCACCTTCCGGCGCTCCGGCCCGGAAAGTAAGATGGGGACAGTTCAGCACACGGTTCTTCCGGGAAAGCATCGCTGTCGTCACCTGGTCATCCGCTGAGAGCTCCTGCAGCACCCTGGCGTCGTCCCCGCGCCTGCGCAGCACCGGGTCCGGGTCCGGCAAGGTGCTCAGCCAGCCCTCCAATTCCCCGAAACATACGCCCGCATTTTGTCGCGTTGCCAGTTCCGTGGAAAGTTCCGCGCTGCTGAACGGCTCAAATGTGCCGTCCGGCATAAAAAGCCCATCTGCCATGTAAAAACCTCCGTTTCCCTGCCTTTGTGGCAAAAAAAGGAGGCCTTACCCTGAAAGGGCGCGTTCCATGCGAAGGTTTTCTGTCTGCTCACCAGCCACTCAAATCTAATCCGGGCATTCTTACCCCCACATACTCCCACGGTTCTACACTTCCCAGCTCCCTGCGCGCGTCCAGCATCATGGCGCAGGCTACCACGGAATCTCCGTGCCTGCCGCCTGTCCTGTCCCTGGTACGCTGCTCCGGCACGCGGGCTACACCGCGCACCACACGCAGGCTGCGGAAGTCGGAAAGTACACCCGCATCCCTGGGCAGCACCAGCGTTTTGTCCTCAATGCCGCTTTTGAGCAGCGGCATGGTCTCCCTGTACCACGCCTCGGAAATCATCACCTCCCGCGCCCGTTCCGGCCCGTATTGCTGGCGGGCCGCCTCGGCCAGCGCGGAACCGTTGCCCCGTGCGTCAAGAGACACGCCGGAGAATCGCGGCAGGGAGCCGATGACGGCGAATAATATCTGTTGCTGCGTCCGGTGCGGGCAGTCCCGCAGTTCCAGCACGAAGGGAGGGGTAAGCCGCAGATCGCGCTGCTCCGTTGCGGGCCAGAACACGGAAAGGTCGCCGGACCGGCCGAAGTCCACGCCCATGAAATGGGCGCAGTCGCCGGGAAGTTCCCCCATAAGGGGAGCCAGGTTCTCCGCGATCCAGCCCCTGGTATAGGTTTCGGCCACGTCCAGCGGCCAGTCCACAAAATCCTCCGCCGGGGCAATCCATGTCACCACGGGGAGGGCTGCGTCCATGCACGCCTCAAGCATCGTTGTGGTCAGGTACGCTCCCGCCGAGCGCCGGGGAATACAAAAAAGCTCTTCATCCGCGCCGTCTCCGTAGTCCTCAATGATACCCGCCCGCCATGCATCCTCCGCCTCCCTCGTCCATTCGCGGGGCGGATGCGCACGCTTGCAGATAGTCCTGAACAGGCCGTCTGCTATGGCGTCATCAAGCGTGGTGCGGTGCAGGCTGTAGGCCAGCCGCCCGGCACGGATATCGTTAACAAGCTCATTAAAGGGGTTGTTTTCCCCGTTATGCGTGGAAAGAATAGATACGCTGCCGCCCCACATGAGCAGAGCGAAGGCCGCCTTCATCAGTTCGTCCAGGTCGTCCACAAAGGCAGCTTCGTCAATAATGACGCGTCCCTGCTTGGACCTCAGGGAACGGGCCTCGGAGGGCAGGCCCCACACGCTGAAGCCGGAGGCAAAGCGGATGCGGTACACCGTGATATCCCGGTCAGCGTCGCGCAGCACAAGCTCCTCCATGTCGTGGGCCAGCACGTCGAGAGCCTTGGCCCAGAACGCGCAGTCGCGGATGAATGTCTGCGTCATTTCCTTGTTGTACGACAGGTAGAAAGTGTCCTGCCCGCCTGCTTCGCGGCTCTTGGAGGCCTCCAGCACGGAAAGGAACGCTTCGCAGTACGATGCGCCGATGCGGCGCGATTTCTCCCACACGCGCACCCGGGCCGTGTCCGCCATCCAACTGCGCTGATAAGGCAGAAATATGTCCGCCGCGCCCCCCATTACGCGCCTCCCTCCACTATGCCGATAGCCTTGCAGATATGCTGTGCCATGTCGCTGGAAAGGCCGCGCCTGCGCTCCTGCTCGCCGGCATCATCCCTGGGCAGTCCGGCCTCCAGTTCGCCCAGCAAATCAAGACAGCGCTTGATGTCCTGCACGGTCGCCGCCGTGATTTTGGAGGGATCGGCGAGGGCCATACCCAGCTTGCCCTCGACTGCCTGTTTCAGCGCAGCCACGGCATCGGCCCTCGTGGAAATTACAGGCCGGGCCTCAGGTTCGGCATAGGACGGAATCTTGCCGGAGGCGGCCAGCTCCGCCCGTTTCAGGGCCAGATTCTCAAGGGAGGCCACGGCAAACGCAGCCTGCGCAGCCTCCTTGCCATCCCCCGCTTCCAGAAGGCGTTCCAGGATAGCTTTGCGGCCCATGATGGTGTTGAAACGAATCTCGCTTTCTGCCTGTGCCAGCTGCTCCCGCCGCCTGGCCCACTGGAATTTCTGCCCCCAGGCTTTGAGCGTGGTGGCTGACACGCCCGTCAGCTCCGCCACCCGGGCATAGGAAAGACGCTCCTCGCAATATAGCTCCTGAGCCCGCCACACGGTGTCTGGCTCATGCTCCCAGCCCACGGCTAGTCCTCCAATTCGGCGTTCAGTATTTCTATACGTTTTTCTATATCGCGGATTTCCATTATCTGCTGGGCCAGCACGGCCATACCGTCTATGGCGTCCAGCTCCTGTATTTCGGACAGGGGAATGGCGGGATTCAGAATTTTCCGCAGTTTCACGAGGTTTTCCCTCGTTTTTGCTTCCAGACGTGCACGCTTTTCGCGCAGGCTCATCCTTTGCAGCTTAAAATCCATGCGCTCGCTCATATCAGCTCCTACATTCTTCCTCTGGCGGCTTCACGGGCCATGGGACATTGCATGTTGTTTTCCGTCAGGACGGCCATGCGTTGTAACGCTCCGATGCAGTTGGTGATGACATCGGACAAATCCTTGGCCATACGCTCGTAATTCTTTACCAGTTCTACGTTGTCGCGGTAGTATTTATCCGTCACGCTTTGGTTATCGCCCAGCTCCCTGATCATTTTCAGGGAATCATCCCTGTACGACGACAGAATGCGGGCGGTCTCCGCACTGTGCGCCTGCATTATCTCATCCGAGCGCTTCGTGCGCAGATGTTCAAAAAATAACATGGCGATGATGACAAGCGCCGGGCCGGAAAGTGCCAGTGTGAGTAATCCCGGCACGCCAAGCTGTGTCAGCACGGCGGCGATGCTCTGAGCCGCTGTGACAAGGGCTTCAAGTTGCGTCGAATCTATCATTCTTTGTCTCCGGGGAGCTGCGCCTCATAACAGTTCAGGGCGTCTTCAAGCCCGGCCACATACGCCCGGATGCGGGCATCGCGAACGCGCAGCAGAGTGTAGCCCTCCCGGCTTTCAAGGAACAGCCCTTTTATAGGGGGCAGCTCTGGCTTTGGGGGACGGGCACACCGCGCCACAGACACGACAGCTGGCGCTGGGGGCGGGTCTGGAGCAGGTTTGGCGCAGCCACTACAAAGGGCGATCAAGAGCATCAGAAAGGGCACGGCGCATCGCATTGTCCGGCACTCCTTTTTCTTCTTTCGGGGTCATGGCGCGCAGGGTCGCCCCGTCAAGCAGGGACTTCCATGCGTCTGCGTCCGCACGCGCTGCCGCCTCTCTGTCCAGGCAGGACTGCGCCTGCGCCTCAAGGGCGGCTTCGCCCTTTTGGGCCTGTTCGGCAAGAAGCTGCCAGCGGCCCGCTGCCTCCTGCCATGCTTTGAGATCGGTTTTCAGCGCAGAGCACATGGCCTCTGCTTTTTGCAGGCGTATATACTGCACTGCGAAAGTACTGCCACAGATGATGACGGCCACAAGCAGAATAACAGCGGTTTTCATGCGTTCTCCGGGCCGGTGCTGATGTTGCGCTCAAAAAACATTTGCCCGGCCTTGGCTGTCTGGCTGCCTACGAGCAGTGTGACTTCCTCCCAGCCGAGATGGATGAAGTGCCCCTCCCAGAAGCAGCCCCATACCCACATTCCCAGCACCACTATGCAGACGCACATGGTCACGATACGCTGGCACGACCAGCCACCGTCCAAACAGCGCAGGCTGTCGAGTATGCCAAGGCTCATCGCAGCCGCTCTGGGTATCGTCCCGTGGCTATCATGGAACAGATGGCGCGGGCGCGTCGTCCTGTCTGGCGATACCAGACAGAACTCCTGAGGTTTTCAGCGGCGCGGACGTATTCCCCGCGCCCGATCATGGGCAGGGTCGTATAAAAGCCAAGCAGGCCGCTCCCCTTAATGCCCCGCGCCTTGTCCCGGGCGCGGCCCACGCCCATGTTGTAGGCCATGTCCAGCAGGGCATCGGCCCTCACGTTATCACCACCGTTTCGCAGAGTGGCATACACCGGACAGCGTTGCAGCAGGTCAGCATTTGTTGCCTGCAACTCCCACAGCATGGCCTCCTCAGCCTGCTCCCTGGTCCACGTCATGCCGCGATCGCGCAGGACCCGCAGCAGACTCGCCCCACGCAGCCCACCGCGCTGGACGCGTCCACGTATGTCCTCAAATGGGATGAAACGCGGGTGCGCCTCAAGATTGCTTCCGTATCCGATAGTGCAATAACCTGCCGGACAAAGGTAGGGCCGCAGAAAAAGGCCTTCAAACTCTCGCAGCAACGCCAGATAGGCGTCAGAAAAAGAACATTTCATGGATCCCTCTCATGTTCGGGAGTCGTTTGTCAGAGCTCTGCCGGCTTACAAACAGCAGCAGAGCCAGGATTGGGCCGTACCGCCGCGGGCCATTAACGGCGGCACGGCCTGGAGGAACGAACCGGCGAAAAAAACGGCCCGTCCCGGCAATCATGCCGAAACGGACCGCATCCTGCCCGGAAGGGGTGCACACTGTGCGAACTTTATTCGTCAAAATCCTTGCAGAGTTCCCGCACTTCATCCACACGGATGCGCACGGGGTTGTCCCTTAGACGTACCAGCCTGCCCTCGGCAATGTAGTTGTACACGGTGCGCTCTGACACATTCAGACAGTACGCAGCCTGCTTCACGTTCAGAAGATTTCGCCGGGCCAGCATTTCCTGTGGCGTCAGCGTGTACGGTCTGACAGGGGGAACGCCGCTGTACCGGATGGGCAGGGGAAGAGGAAAGCCAGCTGGGCGCTTCAGGGTGCAGTGGTCCGCACAGCCGATGCAGCAGAAGACATCGTCACGCACAAACCAGAACGGCTTGTGCCTCCTGCACAGGAAATAGGGACATCCCAGCTTTTCGTACACGCTGCGTTCCGGTTCGGCATCATACGGCCGCCATCCCTCACGGGTCAGCGTCACGATCTCCTGTATGCGTGTTCTGGACATATCTCCTCCCTAAAACAGTCTGGAAAAAAGTTCTCTCCCTTCGAGGTCCGTCTGGGCACGGCAGGCTGCGCACTCTCTCCGATCCAGGCGGCGGCAGTGGGCACAGCGGATTTCCTGCAGGGCCACTGCCAGATCTTCCCCTGTCAGCCCTGGGAGGGATGGAGAACCGCTTTCTTCGGAGATGCCCCCGGACAGGGCAGCCCCGATTCGTGCTAACTGAACATCCGTTTTGCCTGGATACCTCCCAGACAAAACCATGTACACCGTGGCCCGTTTCAGTTCCGGGTGCGCCCGGCAAAAAGCATGGATGGATACATGAGATTCCAGAATCCGCTCCCGAAGCCGGTCTGCATAGCTACTCATCGCCTGTGCCTTCGGCTTTCTGCTTTTTGTCAAAAGCCTTTTCCCGACGTTGCAGGTCTGACAGCAGGGTGGAAATCTGTTTCCCGTTCTGCATCCAGACGAACAACTCCACGCCAAAGGCCCGTTTGCAGCGAGTATTAAGGCTGGTCATGGAATACCCCAACTTACGCCAAATAGTCAGAATTTGCCGCTTTTCAGCCGCAAAGGGCATGGAGTCCGTAATCTCTATCCAATCCGGCCGGCCGTGCGGCGTCACACGGCGATTACGGCTTTTGGCTGGCGCGGTATAGGTCACTCCGTAGGTTTCGGTAAAAAGCTGCACCAGCCGGGAGAGCTGGTGGATATTCATATCCTTCCGGCTCCCGACGCCGAACTCCGAACGCAGCAGGTCGCGAAACGCTTCTTCATCCATTTCTGGTAACTGCTTCCGGGCAACCTCTATCTTCCGGTATAGGCCGAGGCGCATCCTGTTTGTGTCCATGACAGCCTCCTTCTTACATAGTCACGCCCACGCAGGGCATGAAAAAAACACTGATCTATTCTTTAGCTGCTCGTCAGGCCCAGAGCGCCACCCCTGGGCGACCACCCCGCCTTTTGGAACAGGCGGGGCGGTTTCGCTTTCGGCCTTATCGGCTGGGTTCTATCTTTTTGAGCTCATCCCTGAGCGGCTTGAAAAGGCTGAATTTTGCTGCCATGCAGGCCGGAATAGTCATGGGGGCGCCCGTGCGCGGGTTGCGGCCCATACGTTCCGCCCGCTGTTTCACGAAAATCTTGCCGAGCCCCGAAAGGGGCACTTCACCTCCCTTTTGCAGTTCCATCAGTGCTACGCTGCGGAGAGCTTCAAAGCAGCGCTCCACGGTATCCCTGGAGATTCCGCTGCTCTCGGCCACGGCCTTTTTGAGTTCAGTCTGGTTCATGATTTACCTCTCTTATATCAGATGCGCTGATACACGAATTCGCGGCTGTATCCGTTCTGTATCAGCAGGTTTCTGGCTCTCGCCGTGATTGCAATGCAAATATCGCTGCGCTGCTTTGGCGTGGCGTTTGCCCATTGCGCTGTACGTGTCAAATTGTCCAGCTCCGTCGGGCCAGAAGGACATTGCTCCCTCAACACCCTCCGGGCATATTCCAACGCAAATGCTTCAATCTGCGACTTCCTGAATACGGGCTGCACCATGAGTTTCCCCCTGTCCGATCTGCTCTGGCACCGCGTCCCGTCTGATTTCAATAAAGAAGGTATCTGACGTCTGACGTTTGAGACCTACCAGTTCCAGCCGCTCATCCGGCCAGTCTGCGGCCCTTTCCTTGTCCACCTCTTCCTTGATGCGGATGCCGTCCGTGAAGTTATACTGGTGAAGTTTTTCCAGTGTCATCCCTGACGTGATTCCACGCATCTGCACAATTCTGGTGCTGGCCCGGAACCCAATGGTGCCAAAGGCAAGATCAAGGCTCTTGGCTTTGGTAAAGAGGTCCGCCCGGTTCAGCCTGGCGAAGACTGCCACGGCGTCCGCCAGCTCCCTGCGCCGGGCCTGCAGAGGGGCGCTGCTCTGGCTGGCCTGCATCTTGGCGGCGTCTATGGCTTCCTGCATGGAGTGTTCAATAGACTCCAGTTTGCGGTCCAGCGACGCGATTTCCGCCAGCGCCCCTTCCGCCTGCTGGCGGTCATTTACAATGTGTGGATTGGGT